TTTGTTTGTCCTTTCTTGTGGGGCCTAAGCCCCTGTAGTTTGGTAGCCCACCTGGCTAATTCCAGGTAGGCGGGCAATTGTTTAGGCCAATTTTTTTATGAGTTCGTTCATTTTTTCTTCCGTTTTGAACAGCACGTCAATGCTGCTCTGAATTTTCTTAAAATGATCCCGAATTTTTCCGGGGAGATCCTCGGCCATGATCTCCCGGACAAGCTCCGCCGTCATTTTCGGATAATGCTGAGAATTTTCCCAGCACCCCATCATCCCATTCGTATAATCGTAATCAAACTGTGGCGATCCAATTTTGATAAAATACCTTCGTTCTTCACAGACATATCCACAACTGTCTATGATCTCTTTTTTTAGAATAAAAATTTTCTTTAATTTTTCGGGTAGGTCTTTCATACCACTGGTTTGTTTGTCCCAGGATTGCATGAGGCTTTGAAAGCCCCTGACTATCCAGCTTCGTTTTTTGACCAGGGCTTCCGCTATCGTATTCATTTGGATTGTGTTCATTTCTCTTTTCCTTTCTTATGGGGCCTAAGCCCCGGTAGGTTGGTAGCCCACCTGGTAAATTCCAAGTGGGCGGGAGGTTATTTTATTTTTAAAATAACCTCCCTTTCGGGGTCATAAATTTCCTGAAGCGTTGTCCCGTTGTCCTTCCGGCCGCTGTCAGAAAGCCGGACGATCTTTGCAGACCATCCCTCAAGGTTTAAATTCTTCGCGCGGCAAATAGTTTTTGCTCTTGCGTGCTGGATATTTCTGGCTATCAATACAAAGCCGAATTTCCCGGAGCCAAATGATGACGGCCCGCCCGACTTTATATCCTCTTGGTTTGTTAAATTTATCATGTATTTCATTTTCATTTTCCTTTCTTGTGGGGCTTTCGCCCCGTTTGATTTTAGTTTATAATCCGTACATTTTTACGGCTTTCTTAAGATCAGCCATCGTCCACCCTTGGTTGATCTGCCGTTTATTTATGTTCCTTCTATCCTTAATGAAGCCTTCGCTGTTTACAAAAGCATTCCAATCAGCGCGCCTCCTTATTGTTTCTTCTTCTGTCCATTCTACCCTAAACTCAGCCTCAATTTCTTTCTCTATTTTTTCTATCTCTGAGTAAAGTTCGGACTGTTTTTTATCAGCCTCCTCGTTTCCCCATTCACGGGAAACCGATCCGCACTCCTTCCTAATACGTTCATACAAATCCTCCACTCTTTGCTCCTTTGATTTCGGTTTGGATGCCCTGGCATTGGCCTCCTCCATATTTTGCCTTTCAATCTCAGCCCAATAGGGGTTGTACCCGCTTCCCCCTTCGTTTTGTACGTTGTCGTATGTTTTCCCCTTTGCCACTATTTCTTTCATTGATAGTTCTTTCATGTCGTTTTTCATTTCGCTTTCTCCCTGGTTTGTGTTATTGTTGTTTTCTTTTTCCATACCTATAATATAATCATTATTATCATGATTGTCAAGGTAATAAGCATAAAAATGGTATTATTATGAAAAAAAATGAGGTATAAGCCATAGAAACAGAATACATAAATCAAGTCGAGCTTGCGAAGCGGCTTCATGTTTCGCAACCTAGAATGTCGGTGATTATTAGGCAGGGCCGACTTAAGGGCGCAGCCAAAAAAAAGGGCAAGCGGTGGCTATATGATCCGGTAAAATCCAAGGAATTGATACGGCAAACACGCGACCCCATGAATCCGTCAAAAATACTCGGTGAGAAAAAAAGCCATACAGCGGACATAATAAAAGAAAAAAAAGAAACGATTAAAAAATCCGGGCTGCCCGCCATGGATTATCATACTGCAAAAACATTAAATGAACGGCTAAAAGGTGCCTTAAAAAAATTAGAGTATGATGAAAAAATAGGAAAACTTATAGACTCAGAAAAAGTAAAGCTGGATGCTTTTAACATCGCTCGCAACGTGCGTGATAGTATCATGAATATACCAGATAGAATTTCAGCCAGGCTAACGGCAGAAACAGATATTGATAATGTCAGAGATATATTAACAGACTCATTGCGTGAGGCTTTACAGGCGTTATCGGATGTATAAAACAGGATTTAGCATAGGAATAAAGCCAGATCCTAATATAAATTTTGTTGAGTGGTCAAACACTTTTCGTATGCTTCCGAAAGAGTCCAGCATTGAGCCTGGAAAATATCGAACGTCAAGAACGCCATATGTTGAGGAAATTTTGCTTGAATTATCACCGCAATCGAGAACACAGGAGGTTGTGGTCATTAAGCCAACCCAGATAGGCTTTTCGGAGGCTGGGAATAACTTTCTGTTCGCCATAGCGCATCTTTATCCGGGCCCATGTCTATTTGTGCAGCCTACCGTTGAGTTATGCATCAAACACAGTAAAAAAAAAGTTGCACCGTCTGTGCGTGATATGCCTTGCCTGAAAGATATTATCAAAGAACCGAAAAGCCGGAAAAGTGGAAACACATTATTACTAAAGGAATTCCCTGGAGGCTCATGGACATTTACAGGGTCAAATTCACCTGCTGGTGCAAGATCAGATTCTATCCGGTATCTTGTCCTAGATGATTACGATGGATTTGATACAAATATTGGCGGGGAAGGAGATCCCGGCGCTTTATTCTCAAAAAGAACGGACGCCTTCGGGTCCAGACGTAAAATATATAAGAATTCAACACCAACTGTCAAAGGCGTGTCCCATATAGATAGAGAATACCAAGAGTCAAGCCAGGGCCTGTATAACGTCCCCTGCCCGCATTGCGGGGAGATGCAATATCTTGAATTTGGAGGATCAGATTTTGACCATGGTATTAAATTCAAGCATAACGAAGCTAAAGAGGTTACAGAAATATGGTATGTGTGCAAATTTTGTAAAAAGCGCATAGAAGAATACCAGAAGGATAAAATGATGGCCGGCGGAAAATATGTTCATAAATACCCGGACCGTAAAAAACGTGGGTTCAAAGTCAATTCTCTTTTTTCTCCGCTCGGTTGGTTGAGCTGGCAATCAGTAGCAGAAGAATTTTTAAAAGCAAAAGGAAGCCCTGAATTATTACAGGTATGGACTAATACCAGGATGGCGGAAGCCTGGGAGCAAAAAGGAGATCAGCCAGAATGGTCATTATTAAAGGCCAGGGAGGAACCGTATAAAATATTGACGATCCCGGCGGGCGGCAAAATGGTTGTAATCTCAGTTGATACGCAGGATAATAGATTGTCTGTCCTGGTGGATGCTTGGGGGATATCAGAGGAATGCTGGCACATATACTGGACAGAAATTTATGGAAACCCTGATAAACCGGAGGTGTGGAAGCAGCTTGACTTATTGATTAATCGCCAATATGAGCGGGCAGATGGCCAGCTAATGAGTGTTGTTTCTGTGTTTGTTGATAGCGCCGGCCATAACACGCAAGCTGTTTATAATTATTGCAGAATGCGACAACCACGGGTGAGTGCAATCAAGGGGGCCGTAACTCCAAACAAGCCTGTTATTGGAAAACCTACTCTGCAAGATGTTTCATATTTAGGAGTGAAAATAAAAAATGGAATCCAGTTATGGCCGGTTGGTACTGACACCGCGAAGAATACTATTTACAGCCGGTTGAAACTTTCTGAACCGGGTCCGGGGTATATCCATTTCCCGATAGGGCTTGAAGATGAGTTTTATTTACAATTGACCGCCGAAAAATTACAAACGCGGTATGTCAAGGGGTTCCCCGTTTCAGAGTGGGTTAAAACACGACCGAGAAATGAAGTTTTAGATTTATCGGTGTATTCGTATGCAGCGGCAATAAGGGCCGGCCTTGCAATGTTGCAACCTGATTATATAATCAAAAAAAGGCCGGTGGTGCCCAGGAAGGAACAGAAAAACAAAAAGGGATCATTGTTAGATGGGGCGGGATTTGGCAAAAACTTAAACATGGGTATCATATGAAATATTATACTGTAATACAGGCGTCAAATGAAATTGGGGTAACATCCGCGCATATTTACACACTGCTGAAAGGAGGCCACATAAGGGCTATAAATATAAGCAATAGTGGAAACTATGGGCCGAAAACCATAAGAATTGAAAAGAAATCAATAGAATCATTCATCGAAAAAAGAACTATAGACCCCGAAAGATACTTTAAATAGCTGTCATTAGAGCATATTGCAACATCTGAAAAAAACAGTTAGAATATTTGCCATAATCCATAACTATTAAAAAATAGAAGGTATTTATGGCGAAAAAGAAAATCACACCTAAAAAACCACGAATTTTAGCAAAAAAGAAAATTATACCGCAAGAAGTACAAGTTTTAGAAGAAAAACAAACAGAAGTTAAAATTTTAGAATTATCAGATCGAATGATGAGGCACAGCAGGCCAACGTGCCCTGAATGCGACTCATTCCCGGTCGCCTGCACTATGAAACGTGTGGGTTATGCAGCGTTTCGATGCCGTGTATGTGGTCATAGATGGGAAAATAAATAATGGCGTTCACTACGTGGGCAGCGTTCAGATCCGATTTGAAAGATAAAATCGCAGACGCCGTATCGAATGGAACGGCGTTAACTCAGACCGCCGTTGTATCCGGTATGACCATCCAATACAAATCTCTTGACGAGGCCATAGAATGGATTGAAAAATCATACAAAATGGAGGCGCTTGACAATATAGGTAATCCTTCAAACATGGTTTCATACGGTAGACACCGGAGGATTAGATAATGGGTGTTATCGAGAATTTATTCCCCAAGTTTGCTCTAAAACGCGAGATCGCAAGGCGTCACCTTGACCGAGTAAAAAAATTAAAGCCGCAAAAACGTTCTTTCGATGCTTTGTCAGGTGGCCGTTTATATAGCGATATCCTTGCACCTAAAAATTCTGCTAATTCTGCGATTGCCGGAAGTATTGATGGATTGAGGAAACAAGTCAGACAGCTTGAATATAATAATGCTTTTGTAGCCGGCCCGATTAAGCGAATTGTAAATAATGTTGTCGGAACCGGATTTAAGTTTCAATCCCGAGTAATGAGCGACAAAAACAATATGTTTCAGCCGAAAATAAATAAATTCGGTGCCGAAAATTACAATTTTATGATGGAGCGTTTCCAGAAGCGGTGGGAAAAGCAAGCAGATTTGCGGCTCATGCAAACGTTCCCTTATTTGGTAAGAACAATTGAGGCGGCATTGATCAGAGACGGTGAATGCCTTGTTATTGGCCGCGAAAGCAAGCGGCGTGATAGAAAAATTCCATATTGCCTTGAAGTTTTAGAGGCGGACCGGCTTATGACGCCTTTTGAGGAAACGAACAATCCGGATATCTCAGATGGTATCATCTATGATTCAGAGGGGGTGCCGAAAACATATTTAGTCTTAAAACATCACCCTGGAGACATAATGCACATCGGGGCGATTAAGGGTGATAAATTTGAAGAGATCCCGGCTTTTTATCCAAATGGAAATAAAAAAGTTATGTTTTTGTTCAATCCTATGCGGCCTGAGCAAACGCGGGGTTTCTCGGCGTTCGCTTCTGCTCTGACATATTATCAGAATTTGGACCGATATCAAGAAGCTGAAATTTTTGCAGCGATTGAAGACGCTTGCTTGACCGGGATCGTCACTACCGAGGCCCCACAGTCATTTCAAGCAAATTAT